GTATTCACCTCAAGAGATGGATTCTGTATACGACTACCGAGCATTACTTGGTTTAAGAAATGCGTGGCTTAACAGTAAAACTGTTGAGGCCGTAAGAAAGAAACCAACGCAGAAAGCGAAAGCTCGGGTTGCAAGACCTGGTACAACGAACCGACCAAAATCAGTAGCCCCTGTGAAAAAAGCAAAACAGGTTTTAGCAAAATCTGGCAAAGTCCAAGATGCTGCTAAAGTTTTTGAACAAATATTAAAGTAATTTAAAGGAATATATTATGGCTAAAGTAACTAATGCTTTTGACACATATACGGCCACCGCTGATAGAGAAGATTTAAGTAATATCATTTACAACATCTCTCCAATGCAAACTCCGTTTATGTCCTCAATCGGAACAAGAAACGTAAAAAACGTAGTTTTTGATTGGCAAACTGAATCATTACCAACTCCTAGTGGAACTGGTCAACTTGAAGGTTTTGAACTTTCAAGAGCTGCCTCTACCGCTACTGCAAGAGTTAGTAATGTATGTCAAATCTCATACAGAGATGCAACTGTAACAGGATCGCAAGATGCTTCAGATGCAGCTGGTAAGAGATCAGAAATGGCACACCAACTAGCTATCATGGCTAAAGCACTAAAAAGAGATATGGAAGAAGCTCTATCTCAAAAAGGTGCTAAAACAACTGGTAACGCTACTACTGCAAGACAAACTGGTGGTTTCGAGTCTTGGATCACAACTAATGATTCAAGAGGAACTAATGGTGCGTCTACAGGTGGCGGAGCTGCTCCAACAGACGGTACTCAAAGAGCACTTACAGAAACACTTCTGAAAGACGTTCTTGAGTTAATGTTTGCTAGTGGTGCAGAGCCAAATCTTGCTATTTGTGGCCCTCACAACAAGCAAGTAATTTCTGGTTTCACAGGAAGATCGCAAGCTAGACAAATGGTTGATGCTAATACTGTAGAAGCTTCAGTATCTATCTATTCATCTGACTTTGGTGAACTAAAAATAGTTCCATCAAACAGATCAAGAGAAAGATCACTTCTATTAGTTGATCCTGAATTTGCTAAAGTTTCTTACCTAAGAAGCTTCGATACTATCGACATAGCAACAATAGGTGATGCTGAAACTAAGATGATCGTAGTTGAGTATGGACTAGAAGTGAGCAACGAAGCTGCTCATGGTGTAGTTGCAGACTTAAACGTATCTTAAGAGCTTAAATGAAAGGGGCTAGAACTTTGGTTTTAGCCCCTTTTTTTTATGAATAGTGTTAAAATTTAATAGTTATGGCTAAAAGAACTTTAATTGACAGTAAGATTAACTACTCACACGAATTTGCAACCGAAGATGATAAGGTTGTTTATCATACCCAACAAAATGTTGCACCTGTAATACAGCATTGCAAAACATTAGCAGAACATAAACCAGGTAAAGATTTTCGTCATGTCGCAGAAGTGCCTATGGTAATATATCAAAAGGCTTTACGAGAAGGTTGGGCACAAGATAACAAGAAATGGAAACAATGGCTTAACAATCCAGACAACAAATTATTTAGAACATGGGGCGGTAAGGTATGACGTATGCTGAATTAAAAACAAATATAGCAAGTTATCTAAACAGATCAGACTTAACATCTGATATAGATATGTTTATTGATAACACAGAAGGCGAACTTAACCGTAGGTTACGAACTAAAGATATGATTAAGAGAGCAACTGCTACTGCTGACTCACAATATTTATCTGTACCATCTGATTGGATGGAAGCTATAAACGTAGAAATAACATCTAATAACTTTAGACCTTTATTTCAACAGTCTATTGAATCACTAGATGTTTATAGACAATCAAACAATAATGTAGCGGGACAACCAATCTATTTTGCTTTGGTTGATGATTCTATTGAACTTGCCCCTACACCAGACACCAGTTATACATTACAATTAACATACTATGGATCGATTGATGCACTTAGCGATTCTAATACAACGAACTTTGTGTCCACAGGACACCCAGACGTTTATTTATATGGAGCTTTAAAACACGCATCAATCTTTTTAATGGAAGATGAGCGAGTGCCATTGTTTACTGCTCAGTTTGAAAAAGCATTAGAAGAAATGCGACTTGAACAAGAAAGAGCTGAGTTTGGTAAAGGTTCTCTGTTACAGAGAAGAAGAACTTATGGCAAAGCTAGAAAAAACATTTATTATTGGAATAATAATTAGGAGTTATTATGGCTGGATTTAGTGATTATTTAGAAGACAAAGTATTAGACCATGTATTTGGCGGAGTGGCTTATACGCAACCAACAAAACACGTTGCTTTGTATACAGTAGCACCTACCGATACTGGTGGTGGTACTGAAGTAAGTGGTGGTGCATACGCAAGACAAACCTCTACTTTTAACGTATCTGGTACTAACCCAACAACAGCAACAAACGCTGCTGCTGTTGAATACCCTACAGCTACAGCTGACTATGGAACTGTGGTTGCGGTTGGAATTTTAGACGCATCTTCAGGCGGTAATTTACTTGCATACGCAAACTTGACTGCTTCAAAGACTGTATCTTCTGGAGACGTATTCAGATTTGACGCTGGCGATTTAGATATTACGTTAGCATAAGACCATGGCCTCAGTAGGCTACGGATATGGCATATACGGGAAGGCTGATTACGGCACTCCTGTTTATCATTTTGGTGTAGCCACAATAGCGGCTACCTCTAGCGTAGCTGCAATTGGAACTGTTCAAGTTCCAGTATTAGGTTCTGCAACTATAGCAGCTACCTCTTCAGCAACCGCTGCTGGTGGTTTTGTTATTACGGGTGCTGCTACACCAGCTGGCACTTCAGGATTCACCGCAACAGGTAGATTCGTCATTACAGGCGCATCTACAATTACTGCAACTTCAGGACTTACCGCAGATAGTTCACTCATACTTGATGGTGTAGCTACGATTGCTGCTACCAGTAGCATGGCTGCTATTGGTATACAAATAGATTTAGGAGCTTCCACAATATCGGCAAGCTCTAGCATGACAGCTACAGGACACCAAATAGATCGTGGTGTGGTGTTAGGCCCAGCTATTTCCAACATGACTGCTACAGGTAGATTTACTGTATCTGGTGCAGCTATAAGTGCTGGAGTATCAGGATTGACTGCGGTTGGACATCAAATAGACAGAGGTTCTTCTGCGATAGCACAAAGCAGTAGTTTTTCTGCTATTGGTGGGCTAAAATGGTCTGAGCAAACAGTTCAGGCTGATACATGGACAGATCAGACGGTTACGACAGAATGGACTAACCAGTCTAATCCTTCTACAACTTGGACTAAATTAAGCAAAGACGAAGCAGCTTAAAGGAAAAGAATTATGGCAGATACATTTACTACTAATTTAAACTTAACTAAACCAGAAGTCGGTGCATCGACAGATACTTGGGGAACTAAAATAAATGCCGACCTAGATGCGGTTGACGCAATATTTAGCGGTACTGGTACATCGGTAGCAATCAACTTAGATGGAGCTGTTATTGACAGTTCTGTTATTGGTGGCACTACTGCTGCTGCTGGATCGTTTACAACGCTAACAGCTTCAGGAGCTGCAACAGCAGCAAGCTATAACGGCATAACCAGTAAGACCTTTGGCACAAGCTCCATAATGATTGGGGATACGACTACAGGAACTATTGATGCTGCTAACTATAATACAGGGTTAGGTGTAGATGTCTTCGCAGCTTTAACTTCAGGAGATAATAATGTTGCTATTGGTAAAAGTGCCTTAACAGCAAACACTACAGGGTATGACAATGTAGCAGTTGGTTCAAGTTCCTTATTAGCAAACACTACAGGAAGAAGAAATACTGCTGTGGGTAGATTATCTATGATTGCTAATACCACAGGAAACTTTAATACTTCAGTTGGATATAACGCAGGAACTGCTATTACAGAGGGAACTTCAAATACTGCTATAGGTGATTCGGCTTTAAAAGCAAATACAACTGCTTCTAACAATACTGCTGTTGGTCAAGCTGCACTTGTAGCAAACACTACAGGAACACAAAACGTAGCAATCGGTTCTAATGCACTAGATGCCAATACAACTGCTTCAGCAAACATAGCTATAGGACATGATACTCTTGGAGCAACAACCACAGGTGGGTTTAATACGGCAGTTGGTAATTCGGCATTAGATGTAAATACCACAGGTGCAAGTAATGTAGCTATGGGAGATACTGCCTTAGGAGCAAACACTACAGCAGCTAATAATGTAGCAGTTGGTACTTCAGCTTTAGCAGCAAACACTACAGGTACAGGAAACGTAGCAGTTGGTAAAGGTGCATTAGATGCAAATACAACTGCTAATTACAATAATGCTGTAGGTTTAGATGCCTTAGGAAAAAATATTACAGGAACAAATAATAATGCATTTGGAGAAACTGCTCTTTTTTCTAATACGACAGGTGATAATAATCAGGCTATTGGTAGAGGAGCGTTAGAACAAAATACAACAGCAAACAACAATAGTGCATTTGGGCATCAGGCTTTAAAGCTAAACACCACAGGCACGATTAATACTGCATTAGGTAGACAGGCGTTATATAACAACACTACAGGAACAGACAATACTGCGGTTAGTTACTCTTTGGTTAGTAACACAACTGGCTCTAACAACACAGCAGTTGGTAAAAGTGCTTTAAATGCAAACACTACAGGAGGACAAAACACGTCTATTGGTGTTTTGGCAATGGATGCACACACAACAGGAAGTAATAATACCGCAGTTGGTTATGAGTCACTTGGTAAGTCAACAACTGGGGGAGGTAACGTAGCTATAGGTAGAGCAGCACTACTTGATACAACAACCACAGGTAATAATGTTGCGGTAGGTGTTGAAGCGTTAGAAAATAATACTGGTTCAAGAAACACAGCAATGGGTTATCAAGCGGGAAGACCTGTAACGTCAGGTAATGATAATATATCTATCGGTGATACTTCTGCTGATAACCTCACTACTGGAAGTCAAAATGTTTTGATAGGTAATTCAACCAGTATGTCATCAGCAAGTGGAACTAATCAAATAGTGCTGGGGCACAACGTCACAGGAAACGCTAATGGGTCTCTTTGTTTCGGTGATGGAGCTACAGATTCAGCTATAGCTTTTGGTGCAACAAGTATTACTGCTCCTTCTGATATAAGACTTAAAGAAGATATACAAGACCAAGAAGCGGGTTTATCTTTTATAAATGATTTAAGACCAGTAACTTTTAAATGGAAAAAAGAAAAAGATATACCATCTGAATTAAATGCTCATAAAGAAGGTTCAGAAAAAAGAACCATGAACGATAAAGTAAATCATGGTTTCATAGCACAAGAAGTCAAAGCAGTTATAGATTCACATAATGAAATTAAAGATGGTTTTACTCTTTGGTCAGAAGATGAAGCTGATGGTAGACAACGACTAGGGGCTAGTGATTTAGAAACTATTTTAGTCAAAGCAGTACAAGAACTTTCGGCAAAGGTCGAAGAATTAGAAAATAAATTAAACGGAGAATAAATATGACTGAACAAACAGTAGCAGAATGTTTAACAGCAGCAACAGATAGCGTAACAGTTATCAACGACATTAATACTAATGGTAAAAAATCAATTCATGTTGGTGGCACAGCAGAAGCAGACACAGATATGTCACAAGCTGATATAAATGCAGTAGTACAACGTAATGTTGACCACTTAGAAACTATCTTAGAATACACAGACCCTGATGTTAAAGGCTCTAGTGATGATAAATCATCTTACACAGGTGCAATAACAACTGGTAAAGCTTATATAGCCGCAAATTAATAAAAGTGAATGGCATTACTTCCTATTACTCCCCCAGCTGGAATCGTCAAGAACGGGACTGATTACGGAAACAAAGGCCGTTGGGTAAACGGGAATTTAGTACGCTTTGAAAATGGCTACCTAAAACCTATAGGTGGCTGGAACAAATTAAGAAACACAGCTCTTACAGGCGAACCTATTGGAATGTATGCACATTCTGATAACACAGGTAAGCCTATACTGGCTGTAGGTACAAGACAAAAAGTCTATGTACTTTACGACAATACCTGGACAGACATCACACCATCTGGTTTCGTAAACGATGCTAGTCAAGACCCTTTAGGCTTTGGTGCTTATCAATACGGTCAAGAAGACTATGGTGATGCTAGAAGTCAATCAGGTTTACCTCTAGATACAGGTCATTTTGCTTTTGATAACTGGGGTGAAGATTTAGTCTTTTCTTTTTCAGGTGATGGCAA